TGTTTCGGTGGCCCGCGCGTCGGACGCCTCGCCGGCGACGTTCTGTCCCACGAGGATGATGCTCAGCAACACGAGTTGCAGCAGCGTCTGGGCGGTCCACTGGACCAGGGGAAGCGGGTGGATGCCCCCGGTGAACGTCTGCTGCCAGGCGGCGGGCAAGCCGATCAGCGCGACCACGCAGAAGGCATACGCGCACCACATGCTGCCAACCCCGGCTGTGACCTTGATCGCCACGGCGCGGTTGAACCGCTGCACCGAAGTGGCGTGGGGCAGGTGATCCCAGCGGCGGCGGTGCGGGTGCGTGGCGGGGGCGGGCGGGGTGTCGCCGGTCCAGGTCATGCGGCCCTCGCGAACGTCCGGCCCCGGCTCGGCAGCAGCGGGGCACCAGGCCAGGGCGGCCCGGCGAAGCAGCGGCAGTTCGGGTGCGGCCCGCCGCCCGGCCAGCCGATGTCCGGCATCCGGTCGGCGCGGTAGTTGTGATGATCGGCCGCCCTGCATTCCGCCGATGTACGCGAGTCGAGCACCGTGTACCAGCCGAGCAGGTTCCCGTGCTCGAGCGCGGCCATGTCGGTCTTGCCTGCCGCCGTGGCCCGCTGCCACATGGCGTCCAGGTGCTGCGAGTAGTAGCGGCGTTCGCGGGCCAGCCCGTCCTGCAGCGCCTGCATCCGGCCGGCGGCCTCAGCATCCGCAATGTCCGCTCGCAGGCGGCGGCGTTTCGCCTCGGTGAACTGTTCCCGCCTGAGCACGTTCTGCTGCAGTGCCTGCACCGACGCGGGCCCGCCAGGAGGTCCTGGCTCAGGCGGCGGCACCGGCCCCGCGTGCCTGGCCCGCCAGTCCGCTATGTCCGACATCAGCCGCCTGGCCGATGACAGGACGAACTGGGCGCGGCGGGCCAGGTTCTGCCGGGACGTCTGCGCGCTGGCCGCCCCCACCACGCCCGTCACCGGAGGCGGGGACTGCATGACGATGCCCAGCGACCCGGCCAGGGCCTGCTGCAGCTCCAGTTTCAGCTTCACCTGAGCGAGGATCGCGGCCATCGCCGCGGCGACACTGACCGCGGTGAGGAGCTGCCCCGCGATCACGGTGACCAGCATGGCCTCGAGAGCGGGCGTGAGGGGCTGCGGCGGGTACGGCTGCTGGCCGGGCGGGACCTGCTGCTGCGGGGGCGGCGGGGCGGGCGTGGTCATGACCGCACCGTGACGCCATCCGCCACGGCGGCGGGCGCCTCGTGCTGGCAGTCACACCACCCGCTGGCTGCCCGCTCGGCATCCGTCAGGGTCACGTCCTGCTGCCGCTCAACCTCGGGACACAGGCCGTGAACGCCATCACGGCACGGCGGGCAGATCATGCGCGCCGCCAGTCCGGCGTGGCCACGTTCACCCTCCTAGCGTTAACGCCCCGCCCGCCCGCCCGGCCGCCCGTACCCAGCGGCGGGGACGGGCGGCCATGCCGGGTCAGTTGCCGGGGACGGTGAACACCTCGGCTGCCGGCGCCCCCGGGGTGACCGTCACCACGACCGGCTCAGGAGCCGGGATCGGCGTCACCCCGTCCGGGCCGAGCAGCGGGGCGCCAGCCGCGTCGGTCGCGGCCACGGACAGCGTGGAGGTGCCCTCGGCGACCTCCAGCAGCGGGAACTGGATGTTCGCGACACCGGCCGCGTCCGCGCCCGCGACCGCTACACCCACGGTCAGGACGGCGGTGTCGGATGAGGTGGCGGTGGCGAGCGCGCCAGCCGGCGGCGCGACCGCATCACCGTGGTCGTCGGTGAACGACAGGATCGCCACGGCGTTGGCTGAGTCTACGGTCAGGGGCATTTCCTGGTCTCCTTCGATAGCGATGGCAAAAAACATCCTGGTGGGGGGCCGTGTGATCCACGGGACGTACTGCGCGGCCTCGGACATCAGCTGCGCCGGGGGGGTGCCCGTGCCGATCCGGGCGACGGCGGCGGCGATCAGCGCGACAGCCCTGATCTGCTCCGCCGGGCGGATTTCCCGGTCATCCATCCGGGCTCCCTGCTGTCAGGCCCGCGGGGGCCTCTTCGGTGCCCGCTGCGGACAGCAGGCGGGTGACTTTCCTGTCCAGCGATTCCACCTGATCCATCAGGCGCATCACCGCGTCGTAGACGCTGGAGTCCTGGGAGATCACTGGGCCGCCAGCCCGGCCAGCCCGCCGGCCATCGGCGGTTTCCCCGGCGGCGGTGACGGCTGACCCGCCGGCGGTGGCATCCCGGGCGCGGCCGGCATCTTCCGCGGCGACCCGGACGGCGGCGCCTGCCCCCGTGCCGCCGCAGCCTGCGCAATACCCGTCCCGGCCGCCGCCAGGCCCTGCAGCTGCCCCAGCCCGGCCGCGGCTTCCGGCGGCATCCCCGGCGGCGGGTTCCCCGCCAGAGCCTCCGCCCGCTGCGACGCGGTGGAGACCAGCGAATCGTGGACCTGCCCGGCGTCCAGATCCAGGATCACCGCCATCCGCTCCGTCAGAAGGTCAATGAACGCCAGCGGGACGTTCAGCTTCGGCGCGGCAGCCATCTGGCCGAACATGGTGAACAGCACCGCCGTCATCGCCTCCTGCAGCGGCCCGAATTTCCAGGTGGGGAACGCCGCATCCGCCCCGAAATTCAGCATCACCAGCGGGCGGATCAGGTCATGGGAGATGCTGTCGGCGATCTCCGTCGCGACCGCCTCACGGCTGGCGAGGTAGTACGAGCTCTGGTCCTCGGACATGCCGTACGACCCGGCCGACGCACCCCCGCCCGCCCGCGTCCCCTTCGCCGCCGCGCCGCTGAGCTGGAGGAACCCGGCCAGCACGCTGGAGGCCATCCAGTTCTCCAGGTACGTCATGCACGCCGCGAACTGCGCGCCCGCATCAGCCGCCGTCGGCAGCGCCTCAAACGTCTTCTGGCCCTCCACCGGGTGGACCAGGCCCACGATCCCCGAGCCGCGGAGTTGGGAGATGTCATCAGCGCGGGCCGTCGCCTCCGGCTGGTCATTGCCGTACACGACCAGCCTTTGCATCGCCATGCCCTCGAGAAACTGGAGCCAGAGGAAGGTGAGCTTCGCCATCGTGTTGTAGCACCACCAGGTACATTCCATCTCACTGACGCCAGTGAGGGGTTCGCGGTGCTGCCCGTGGGTGTAGATGTAGCTGCGGATCTTCGGGATGTCGACGTAGCCGGGGACCTTCTGCTTGCTCGACAACATCAGATTGCCCCCGAACAACCAGACCTGCTGCCGGAAGCCGTTCGGCTCCCCGGTCCGGTCGTTGTACCTCGCCTGGCAGGTCGCGGGCGGACGGTAGGCCACTTTGTCGTAGATGATCCGCCCGTCACTCTCGCGGACTTTGAACGTGCGCTCAAAAAATGATCGCCTGAATACCTGCGCGGCCGTGATCTGGCCGACCAGCTGGGATATCGGAGTTTTCATCCCGCCGGACTCGTCGCTGGTCATCAGCACGCTCTGGACGAACTCCGCCTCGCCCTGGTCGCCCTTAGACGGCTCGATCGTGTACGGGGCGCCGCGGATCGGGAGGGTGAGAACCTGCTCGATCGCCGCGGCCATGCCGTTTCTGGACAGCATGGTTTTCATGTCCCGGGCATCCCAGGAGCCGTAGTCGAGCCGTTAAGAAGACGTCACCCTCGCCGTAGTAGGCGAACAATCGCTGTCCGTAATCGAACGAGGTCTAAGGTTCCAATCTCAGGACCCATCAGGGCGCGCTTGCCGCCGGAGCCGCGGCTGCCCTTGGGGGGGAGATCGGGGAAGGCGATCACGTTGGCGTTGGTGTTACCGGATGATGCCATCTTCTTGCATCACCCCCTCCCCATGCCGGGGCGCACGGGGGCGCCGCTAGCCGTACCGGGCATCCGACCGTGCCGCAATTGCCGATGCACGTGCAGACGCTCCTACTGTAGCGCCCGGCACCCGGCGCGGACACGCCGAAGGCCGGGGGGTTACGAGGCCCCCCGGCCTTCGGTGCAAGTCAGGCCGCTCCGGGCCCGGCTTCCCTCTCGGCGCGCTCGCGCTCCCGCCGCTGCTGCTGCCCGAGCTTGATGTTCTCCAGCGCCTGCCCGCGGCGCCTTAACCCTGCCCTCCCATGATCTGGGTGGCGTACTGGCTGACGGTAGCCGCCGGCACGCCCTTGCATGCGGCAGGCTCCCCAGCCGGCGCCCCGGACGGGGATGCCATGGCGGACGCGTACGCCTTCGCCATGGCCGACTTGCACGCGGCCGGATCCGCCGCCGGCCCGCCGCACGCGGTCGCGGTGAGCGCTATCCCGAGGATGGCGGCTCCTGCCAGGAGCTTCCTGATGGTTTTCATGATCCCTCGCCTCTTCCAGGTTCCTCGTCCTTCTCCCGCTGGTGCGCACGGTCGCACACTTCCCGGGTCCGGCCCCGGCACCGGGCGCACAGGCCGTCAGCACCGTCCGCTTTCACGGGCAGGCCGCGCCTGCCGTGGCACCAGCACCAGGCCATAACCCCTGCCGCTCTTGCCCTTCCCTGAGCCTGAGTGCTTTCATGGCCGCCGCCCGGCCGTCATCGGTGAGGGCGTAGAAGCGGCGGCAGGGCAGCAGGCGGTTCTCCCGTTCTTCCGGGGCCTCCTGGCGGCTCGTCACCAGCCCTGCGTCCTCCATCTTGTCGAGGAAGACGTAAGCCTGACCGGCCGAGCCGCCCGCGAACCGCCATATGTCGCTGCCGCCTATGTTCGCGGCGTCGGTGAGCAGGACGAGGAGCCTGCGGCGGTTGACGCGGGTGAGCTTGACGGGCAGGTCGCCGTTGCGGTCAGCCATGGCCGTGACCCTCGCAGTCGCCGCGCTGCCAGTAGCGTTCGACAGCCGACCGCGGCCACCGGGCCAGGACATGGCCGTTGCCGTCGCACGCTGCATGGCTCCCCTGGTGGCCGGTGTCCTGGGTGCAGACGAAACCGCCGTCGCGCCTCGGGATAGCCAAGACTGCCCGGCCGCCGGCAAACGCGGTCACGGGGGCGCCGCGCTGGCTTACGGCCCGGCAGAAACCGGGGTCGGTCGTCATAGCTTCTCTCCTTCGGGTTGCGCGGTTGCCGCTCTTGCCGTCCGCTCCCGCTCCGCGGACTTGATGATCGAGTCGACGGTCGGTCCTTTGACGCCGAGCACGGCGGCGATCCTGTACTTGGACCAGCCGTGATCGCGGGCCAGCATGACGGCCTTGCGGCGCCGGGCCGGTGCCTCGCGGGCCTTGGTGACGTCGGCTTGCGCCGTGGTCAGCTCGCGCGTGATCTCCGAATCGTCCATGTGACCTAGCATACACCGCCTGACGTACCCACACCATACTAGTGTGTGTATAGTGGAGGTGTAAGGCTGCGGCAGGCCAGCCCGGCAGGCCCGGCCCTCAAGGGAGATGAACCCCATGACCACCATCACACCCCCGCCCGTCCAGCCGTCACCTGACTACCAGGGCGAGCCTGCCCAGCCCCCGGCCCCGCCGCAGAAGAGGTCCCGCAAGCTCGCCGTGCTCACCGGCATCGTGGCCCTCGTGGCCGGCGCCGGGATCGCCGGGGCGGTCGGCGGCCACCACGGCAGCCCGGCCGCGGCCCCGTCTCCCGCAGCCTCCGTCAGCGCTCCCGCCACATCGGCACCCCCGGCCAGCGCCCCGGCGCCGACTCTCGCGCAGCAGGAACTGGGCTGGGCAAACGGCGGCGGGCTCACGAACATGTCCACCCTGGAAGGCGATATGGGCTCTATCGTGAACTTTGCCGGCCAGCAGAACCTGCCCGCCCTGGAAGGCGAAGGCGGCACCCTCACCCAGGACGCCACGACCGCGCTGAACGACCCGCCCCCCGTCGACCCGGCCGACTACAGCACAGCCATGACGGACTGGGCGCAGGCAGGCACCGACCTCACCGGCGGGGACATCCCCGGCGCGACCGCGGCACTGGACGCCGGCAACTCAGCGTTCAGCACATGGTCAGCGCAGGCCCACGCGAACGGCTCCTGACCGCTGGCCGTGGCCGCCTGAATGCGAACGGGCGGCTGCGGGGAGCGGTTCCAGGCTCCGGGAAAAAGGGGGAGCGCCCACCATGACAGACATAGCGGACCTGACCGCCATAGCGGATCCCGCCGGACGGGCCCGCCGGGCAGGTGCATTGATCACCGGCCTGCAAGCCGCGATAGCCGAACTGAGCCGCGTCCGCCGGGCGGCGGTCCTGGAGATGGTCAGCGCCGGGATGACATACCGCGAGATCGGCGGGCATCTCGGCATCACAGCACCGCGGGTCAGCCAGATAGTCAACGCGGAGCCCGTCACCAGGGGGGCAGGCCGATGACCGCCACGGCCCGCAGGCACCGCCGCGAACTGACCCCCGCCGATGTCACCAAGCGGTTCCCGTCGTTCAGGTCGGGCCGGATGGAAGCGTGGCAGGCTGAATCCCGCGACGGCGTATGGCGGTACGGGAGGATTGAGCCATGGCTGAGATAGATGACCGCCTGCTGCGCATCGTGTTCGATGTTGCGGTGCACTCGATGGACTTCGGGTCCGGGTTCCTTGATGACGAGGAGGTCGCGGCGCTCCGCGAAGTAGCTGTCGTGCTCGGCGTGGACCCGGCCGTTGCGACGCCGCGGAACTTCACCTGCAAGTACCGCGGGCATCACGCTGCCGGACCGTACTGCCCGGATTGCGGGCGGCGGTGGGACGCCCTCGATGACA